AAGATGTCTGCGTTGTTTACCAGAGCATCACGTACTTCTTTACCAACAACCATTGTGTTTGGCTTGAAGCCACCTGACTTAAGCTGCATTACACGGCGTAGGTCAGTTACGTTTTGGATTGGTTTAGCAGCAGCATCATCCCAATACAGGAAGTTAGTTCCTGCTGTTGCGCCAGCACCGTCATAGTTGGTTCCCCAAATGTTATCTGAGAAGAAGTTTGTAGCAAACTGCTCTTCACGATGGATCATCAGACGCATCGCCAGAGTTTCAGCACCAGCAGAACGGATCTCTAATGCAGCATCTTCGTTAGCCAAAGTCTGTTCATCAAAGTCCATACCAAGACCATAAACGTCAGCAAAGTAGCTGCTGTTTGAGATGGTCATACCGATACGGTTTACTTCTGTACGTGGAGCTAGTTTCTCTACGTCACCAGTACGATTCATGTTCGCACGGTCATAGATGTAGTATTTGTCAGATTGTTTCTGAACGCCTACTGTTGGGAATACCTTATCAGCGATAAAGTTTTCTTGTGATTGTGCATAAGCCAGCGTGAGGTTAGTCAGCGGCTGATCTACATGCACTGCGGATGGAGTCAGCAAGGGCATTATTTATTCCTTTCTATGCTGGATTAAGCTACGACGTTACCGCCTTGGATGAGTTCAATAGCCATGATCTGACCATCAACTGCTGCTTCCAAAGCATAACCCATAACAACATCGCCAGAAGCGGCGGTAAGTGCGTTACCGTCTGCATCGGCTTGAACGGCTGCACCAGCGGCGATAGTTCCACCAGCTTCTGCCATTACTTTACCTGAGATTGCTACAGTAGCAGCGGCTCCAGCAGTAGGGGCATTCAACAGAATACCAATACAGTTTTCACCAGCAGAGTCTGCAACGTCTACTTGTCCATCACTCTCAAGAGTAACGAACTTAAATTGTTTTGCTGAAAGGTCTTCCCCAGCAACAAAAGACCGTGTATCACGGGACTGCATTACAGCCATGTTTATTCTCCTTTATAGGATTTGTTGATAAGAGCTTTACCTTCATCGGTCTTAGCAACTGCAGCATAAGCTACAGCATATTGGCTCTTCTTGATTTTGTTCTCGTCCATATAAGACTTAACGAGGGCATCTAGCTTGTCTTGTGCGGTAGCAAAGTTGCCATCAGCATCGGACTTACCAAATTCTTCCATAGATTCCGCAAAGACTGCATCTGCACCCTTCAAGGCTTCCATGACACTTTCATCTTCATCAAACTTAGCAATAAGTGATTTAGCTACGTCGATGTTGAAGTTAGGTAGAGCTTCTTCTGCACGTTTAGTCAGTTCAGCATCTGCCTTAGCAACTTCTGCTGCTTCCAGAGCCTTAAGGATAGGCGCAGGGATGTCAGCTTTGTTGATTTGCTCACCTTCATACTCTACATACTCAGGCTCGACTTTCTTTTCGATGATGTCAGCTTTAATGACATATCCATTGTCGATAAGTGATTTACGAAGACGTTCGTTCTCTTCTTTCAAAGAGGCTTCAACGGCTTTAAGGGTTTCGATCTCTAGCTCTTCAGCAGTTGCTTCATCAGCTTTCTTCATGTCCATATTATACATCTTCATGGCCTCTTCTTCAGACATACCTTTATCCATGTATGGCTTCAGTTTAGCTTTAAGATCATCAGACATTTTTTCTACTTCATGTTCCATAGGTTCTCCACTGGAATTATCACGCTTGTACAAGGAGACTGTTGCCTGTGCGTTTGCTGGACGATCCACCAAAGACAATTCCTCCAACTCAAGCTGTTTTAAAAGGTTAGGCACTATAGTCCTCCTTGATTGCACGACCCCCAATAGAGAAGGCCGCAAGTTCACCAGACTTGACCTTTGCCCAGACATTATCGTCATGGACTTTGAAAGCTACAATCCAGCCCTCACGGTCACTCTGTATGCCAAGGGAGTCACCAATCTCTTTAGTGATAGGCATAGAATGGATAACTGACCCAATCTGCTCCCCTGTATGCATCTGTTTACCGACACGAATATGTTCCATAAAGCTGTTGACAGCCTTAACAAGTGTCTCAGGTTCTATTACGTCACCTTGACGGTCAACCACTGGCTCACCCTTCTCAGTAACGACTGAGGCCCACCCATAGACTAGACGTTGTTCTTCGTCAGCCTTTAGGATTTGACCTTCAATACTTTTTGTAAGGGGCTTATTGTGAGTGTAGCCTCTTTCCTTCAAATCAAGATGTTGTTCGTAAGTAGCTGCCATAAGAGCATCGCCTGTCTTAGGATCATACATTTGATGAGGTTTAAAATCTTCTTCTGCTTTGGTCATACTACCCACCGTTGCCCCACTCCACATACGACAGGACCAGTATCTAGCAGAGGTCTTATCTGTAGCTGTATCGCAAGAGTGTCTAGAGCGGAAATTAGCCCTTGCCTTTGGGTCATCTCGACGGATCTCCATGTTAGGATCTCCGAAGGTAACTTTCTTAGTCTTGTCACCGTCTTTAACGTACACACCAAACTTCTTACTTGAACCAGAGGGAAGTCTAAAGGGTTTGTTAAGGGGTTTGTCAGCTTTATCTACATAGTAACCATCGTCCATCTTCTTGGTGCTAGATGGGTGGCTAGAAGGCAACAAGTCTTTGTCGTGCTTAGGTGACTTAGAACCTGCTACAATCTTAAGGTAGCTGTTTACCCTAGCCATTGCCCATTGCTCTGGGCCAGTTACGTTAGGTCTAACAGAAGAGGGATTAGTTCTATAAGCGCCTACACCCCTGTTATAAACTGTCTGCAACATACCTGTTGTAACTTTATGCTTAGATTTAGCATTGTGTGTTTTTACTTTTTCAGCTAGTCCTTTAGGCATTGGTCACATGATCCTTATTAACTAAGTTCTCTAACGACAGAGATTGTCAAGTTTTGATTATTGGGGAATGTCTCAATAGTACTATCTGAATAGGTAACCTCAAACTCTACTGAGTAAGACCCTACAGTATCGGTATCTCCAGTCTGCCAATCATACTGAACTACACCACCAGATGTACTTGTAATAGTCATAGCAGCATCTACCTTAACTGTACCATCAAGGGCTTTCATATGAAACCTAACACTAGCTCCCGTTAAGATAATAACCGTACCAGAAGCATCCTTAAGAGTAGCTTGCAAAGAAGGAGATGTATCATTTTGCTTGATGTTAAATGCCATTCTTAAGCTGCCTTGTTTTTGTTGTTTGATACAGTTGCTATGTTACAAAAGCTGTCTATAGTTGCTATGTTATAGTTATACGCCAGCGTAACAGTGTTGTCTGAATTAGAGGTTATGGAAACAACTCTTCTTACAGAGGGGTTAAGAAATAGAGAGGGGACTATAGGTGCGCCTGTCGTAATACTGTCAGGCTGTATAGCATGCTCTTGAGTAACAGCAGGGTTACCTAAGACAGGGCTACCAGTAGAAATACTGTCTGCTACAAAGGTTTCATCTTCTGCCATTGCTACAGAAGAAACCACTGGGTTACCTGTAACTATGTCATTAGCAACTATAACATGGTCTTGGCTTATTGCTGCTGCACCTACAACAGGTAGACCTGTAACAATACTAGATGCGTTTAGATTATGACCTTGAGTAAAGGCTGCACTGTTTACTACAGGGGCCTCAGTAGAAATACTGCTAGGCAGTAGAGCATGCCCTTGGTCTATCTCTGGATGACCTAACTGTGGCTCACCAGCTACAAGATCTGCTGTAGTGAATGTCTCACGTTCAGCCATGTTACACTGGTTGACAATCGGATTGCCTGTAACAATGTTAGAAGCTGATAGCTGATGCTCTTGATCTATCTCAGGTGAACCAAGATCAGGAGATCCTGTAGCTATACTCTGAGCTTGTAGTACATGACCCTGATCAATGTCAGGAGAACCAACAGTAGGTGTACCTGTAACTATACTGTCTGCTGCAAATGTCTCATCTTCAGCCATTGTAGTAGAGGAGACTACAGGGTTACCTGTAACAATAGGTGTGGCTGTTAGAATATGTTCTTGGTCAAATGTGGCAGGGCTTACAACAGGTGCCCCAGTAGAAATACTATCCGCTAAGAATGTCTCATCTTCTGCCATAGTCGCAGAGGAAACAATTGGATTACTTGTAACAATACTGTTAGCATTTAAAATGACAGCTATGTTAAATACTGGAGAACCTAATACAGGGTTACCAGTGGAAATAGAAGAGCAACTTAAATCGTTGTTCTCTGTAATAGGTGCAGGACTTACTACAGGAGAGCTAGTTACTATAGAGCTTGCAGATAAGCTATGCTCTTGACTTACTACAGGGGTTCCAAGTTGAGGTTCACCAGCATCTAAGTCTGCTGTAGTAAAGGTTTCTCTTTCAGCCATGTTACAGGCATTTACTACAGGGTTTCCTGTAGCTATTGCTGTAGCTGTTAGAGAGTGTTCTTGAGTAAAGCTAGGAGAGTTTACTACAGGGTTTCCTGTAGCTATTGCTGTAGCTGTTAGATCGTTATTCTCAGTAAGTGCTGGGGAGTTTACTACTGGCGCACCAGTGGAAATTGAGTTAGCAGTTAAAGCATATTCTTCAGATACTATCCCACTATCCGCTAGTGGTGCAGAAGCTAATGGGCTAAATCCTAACACTTATTTATCCTTAAATAGCAGCTATTATAAACGCCAGTAGCTCGCTGTATCGAACACCAAGCCTCGTGCGCTCTGTAGAACCCTCTGGCGCTTCTTCTTGTGTGTCATATGTGTCTGTGCGGGTGTAGGCATCAACGGCTTCTACAGCCTCAGTGACTACGTTACCGTCTTCGTCAAGCACCTCTGCCACAGCTTCTACCGCTGGCACCTCAACGTCATGCTCCCACCAAGTGTTTGACATAAACATCGCATAACGTCCCGCATCCAAGCCTTCTGCGGCAAATGCTGCTTGTAAATCTTGCGCAATGATACCGCAGTGAATACGGGCATCGTCACCCTTTTCCTCAACGGCAGACTTCCAGCGCCATGCTTTAAGCAAGCCTTTGCAGGCTACAGCGACACGTTGCTCTGCTTCAGTCAAGTCACGGATGTCTTGCTTTTCGTTGCGGTCAGATGTTTGGATTGTACCATTGGTAGCGTAGATGTCATCAAAGCGATAGCTAGAAGAACCTAAATCTATAGCATTATCACGCAACGCACCGCTAGTATTAAAAGGCTGTATAGCGTCACTTGCGTTATTAAAGAATAAAGCAACGTCGCCTGTGCCAATGTATATCCTGTCACCGAAGTCAACACCAATACTCCCCACAGTGGTGCCGTCTTTGCGGAACTGCACAATGTCGCCGTCTGACGAATTGCGGTTGAACCTAGCCACTGTTGAACCGCTTTTAGATGCCTGTACTTGACCACCGGCATAAACGCTAAACCCTTCTACACCAGAGGTTGATGCAGGTTGTTGCGTAGTAGTTCCCACCAGCAAGTTACCGCTGCCGTCGATGCGCATGGCTTCTGACGCTAATTGTGATCCAGAAGATGCATCTCCATATCGAAACATCATTGCTGAGTCGTCAACTTGAATACCAAAGTCTATGGCAGGGCCGCCAGAAATATCTTCGAAAATTAACGCAGGGGTATATGACTCAATGTGAATAGTGTAATCATCTACTGATGCTGTACTATCGAAAACGTGAAGTTTACTGTTACTATCGGCAGTGTCACCAATCCCAACATTACCGCTACCACCAATCGACAGGTCACCACTGCTTGGCTCTACAGAATTAGTCTGATGATTGATAGTTACTGACATGGTTTACTCCGTAGTCTCTTTTGTGCTTTCAATAAGCATATTAACAAAGGCGTCTCTAGCTACTCTATGACGGTCTAAGATAAACTGAGCATTAGATACTTCTCTTTCCAAATCAGAGATATGATTAATCATAGTCTTCTGTTGATCAGATAGGTCATCTATGTTGTACTCTTTATCTGCAATAGTAACTGTCTTAGGGGTATCTTCCATCGGGTATTCCTTTTACTTATACGGCTGTAGAACCATCCATGTCATCTTGGTCCATGACCCAAGCATAACACTTGTCCATAAACGTAGAGCCTGACTTAGCTTCTACATCTGTGAGGTTTGCACTATAGCGTTTGAAGTCTACCTCACGAGTGTCATCATTGGGAGTTGCTGTTGCATAAGCACTCAAGTCAATCATCACGGAGAACTTAGGATCAGTTCCACGCTGGCGTGACACAGCCGCTGTCACGATGCGGTAATAGGCGTTATTAAATGCAATGCCGTACTGAGAGGCACCTTGTTCGATATTATGTTGTATAGCCATTTGGTATCTCCTTTTAGGCGTATGTTACTTCAGTGGTTCTAATATTAGCCACCCATCTAATGTTATGGCTCGCTTCACCAGTACAGGTGATAGCCAATGCGTTGTTAGTATTATCGGCTGAGAGAGCCATGCCCCAGCTTGATAAGTTCTGGATTACTGTAGTTGCACTGTTAGCAAGTGTGGTTGTGCCACCATCATTCACCAGCAATCCCTCAATCTTCCATGAGGCATAGGCTTGTGCGCCGTTTTGCATCGCAGTGATTGTACCGTCGAAAGTAATACAGGTATCACTTGCTGCTACGATTTGGTTATCTGTTGATGCAGAGCCGTTATTGCTTGTCAAAACAGTAGCCGTTGCATCGGTTGTATCTGCAAGTAATACAAACTGACCGCCTTGAGCATCGCCTTGTGTGGCAAAGATCCCACCACTAAAAGCTATTTTACCTCGTTGTTCTGCTTTTCCCCTATGAATAGCTACTGAATAACCAGCTTGTGCATTTGCCTGAGTACCCAGAGCTAAAGCTGATCCAACGGCTGTTGTGTCATAACCAATGGCGCATCCATATGTGCTTGTAGCATGGCTACTTGCGCCAATTGCGATTGATCTTGTACCTTGAGCATAGCCATTCACAGTAAAGGCTTGCGAAGCAGTAGCCTTAGCCTGTTGCCCCATCGCAATACTATTAGCACCAGATGCGCCATAGCTAGAACTGTTGTTGGCTATAGCCGCTGCAAGGCTGTCGGTGCCGGTTGATCTAGCTTGCCCGATTGCAACACCATCTTGGCCGGTGCTGTAGGC